AGCGTTGGACATGCAATGCATTCAACTACACTACTAGGGTTTGGAGAAATGACGTGGATGTGGTTTACAATGGCTCTAGTACACTTTGTCATACGTGATTGCTCATGTAAAAACTGTAGAAAATAGGTGTCTATAACGCTGTATAAGCGTCATACACGCTAACTAATACTGTAGCGAGTACAAATACGTACAATACTCGCTAGAACACGTTTAAGAGCCATTTAAACACGAAACATCCAAAAACAACTGCTTATAAGCACAGTCAAAAGCATGTAGGATAAATACTGGGTCATTTAAATACAGTTACACTCCAAAAGTAACCAGGGGTGGTCAAAAGGAACTGTACAATTTTTTTAAAAAAACGCTATCAATTTTGTGTGTACACACAGCAACGAGAATTCAAAGAAGTGGTTGCATGGTGCTCTACCAACGATCTAGACTATGAAATACACCTAGCAAGAACACGCTTTTGGGTGCCCAGAGGACGATTGCTCACACAGTTTTTACTACGGTGGGGAACAGTGTGCAAGAACGTGGACGGAGAAAAGGACCACAGTCTAGGTAGATAAAAATGCTACCGCTTGTCGCTTCGCTCTAGTAAAAAAATTTCCGCAAACGCTTCGCTTTGAGTTGGCCTAGAACCACCCCCACACACTATACACTCACACTAAATACACATACGTTCAGACAATAGTCCGGAAGTAGCATAATGCGAAGGAACGCACCTAACTTTAAGAAGAGGAGGGTGAAATGAACAGATTCGATCATCTACACAAACAGTACAGAGAGGCTCGTGTGAAAGCACGTAAGAATGCCATACTTGCACGTAGTCGACTAAACGTTGACACTAATGCAGGTGGTACTAGTGGATACACTGTCAAGCACGGAGCCAACACAGGTCTTGTGCTTAACCATATAACTGTATCCAAACGAACTATATAACCACTCTCAGGGGCTTGTTCAAACGATGAGCCCCTGTGTGTACACTCGTTAAATACACACATGCGTAAGTACATATGGCGACATCACGAAATACCTTTTGCACAGCAGTTCACAGATCTAGCACCTCAATTGATGGCAGACTTTTTACGAGTTCATCCTGAAGTACTAGAACAACAAGAACAGCAGAGCAAGGGCGATGAAGAAAAGTATTGGCATGACATCAACGGGTGGGTGCCTTTGGGCGTACTCTATCAAAAGCAGTGGGCAGACAAAGAACGTGTGATCAAAAACAACTATCCCACAGCACACAAACTAGTAAAGATGTTTGGCGATGATGTAAATGTAGCAAGTTATAGTTTGCTCAAACCAGGTGCAAAGATTCCACTGCACAACGGAGATGAAGAAAACCGTTACTGCAAATACATAAGATGTCATATACCTTTGATGATACCTGAAGGTGACATGGGTCTTTGGGTAATGGGTCAACGCATAGGTTGGAGAGATGGTGTGTTTGGTTTTGACAACTCAGGCGTACACATTGCATGGTCAAATGCTACCACAAACAGATTGGTTTTTATTATAGACATACACAGATCAGCATTGGGAATTCCACCCAACAAGTACATGCGTAGTCGTTGGGACTATTGGGAATACACCAAGTTATGCACCGCCGCAGTGTTTAGAACTGTGGTAAATACGTTTAACAAGGAGATACTCTATGGCACAAAAAGAAGTAGATAAACAAGGTATGATCAAGCAAGGTGAATTTACAGGTCAAAGGCCTACAGTAGATTCCGCAACAATCAATAAACCTGCTGAACGTGAAAACAGTAAAGCATATCAACGGGCGGCTGATGGAAAAATTAAAACTACAACCCAGCAGTTAAAAAAACTAAGATAGGACTCTAACGTGTATTCCGGACCTAACAGTTTGCAGGGTAAAGTTCTAATATCTCAACCAACCACAAATAGTCCTTTCTTTAATGAAAGTGTTATACTTGTTTGTGAACATCATGCCAAAGGTGCTTGGGGATTAGTAGTCAACAAACAACATCCTAGTTTAGATCTAAAAACAGTTTCGCAAGGTATTGATTGCGGAATATATGCCAACGAACATGTGTTTCAAGGCGGACCAGTAGCACAAGATGGCTTGCATTTTATTCATACACCAGACTGCACTGTTGGTGATACGTTTAGTGTAACTCCGGGTTTGTGTGTTACTAGTAGTGAAGCAATGCTACGTGAAATAGGCGAGAACCGCGGGCCAAGCAATTGGAGATTGTGTGTTGGTGTTAGCACTTGGCAAGCAGGACAACTGGAAGGTGAAATGGGAGGAGAACCTCCATGGACGCCACAACACAAATGGTTGTATACAACTTGTCCAATGAATCTATTAGAAATTCCTATACCAACTCTGTGGCAAAGTGCTACATCAGAAAGTATCAGTGAGAGTGTAAAAAACTTATTTTAATCTGAATCAACGTTTATATTTTGAAGCATTTCACGTAGTTTACTGCTCTGTGCTTTACCGCTTATCTTACCTATAGTATCGCCATCTCCTGGCTCACGTAGTGCAGTTTCTTGTCCTGCATCATGACTTGATTCTGTTACAGTTGATTGTTTCTTTATACCGCTTACAATTGAACTGCCTGTGCTTTGATATGATTGTTGTTCATCTTCTGCAAGATCTCTAATACGCAAACTATCTACATCAAATTCTAAATCTACTTTTTGTCCTACGCCACTAGATGATCTAGTTTTCATAAACTGTATTTGATATCTTCCACGTTCTTTCATTGCTCTACTTGTAAAGATACCTATCACGTTATCAGCAGTTTGTATCTTACTCAACCCTCCACTAATGTGCGAGTGATCAAATTCTATTTCTTCTACTGCCGCTCTGTTTAACTGCGATGCAGTAACAAACACACACTGCATTTCCATTGCCAAGTTACGTAGTTCTTCACTTACGTATTTGTCTTTAACAAACAAATCACTTGGCGATACTTTAATGCTCAACGGCATCAGCAAATCTAAATAGTCAATCAATAATACATCTGGTTGGCACTTGTTTTTAATTGACCATTCTTTAACATAACTTCTTATATCATTTGCATTCTTACCACTTGGCATATATTTGATTTGTATCTTACCTGACTTCTTGCCCATCATCTTGACTTTCATTTCTATATCATCAAGATTCTTAAACACATCTCTAGTAGCAACTCCTGTAAGCATACTATCAATACGCATTGCCGTTAGTGCTTCAGAAAGTTCTAAACTAATATACAACACGTTCATGCCTTCTAGTGCAAAGTTTACAGCCATATTCTGTAAGAACAAACTCTTACCTGCACCTGATCCACCTGCCCATATATTAAGTTCACCTCTGTTGAACCCACCAAACAGTTTTCTATCAATGCTTGGCCAACCTGTGCTTACTTGTCCGTTGTTGTCCTTTAGTCCTTCTAGTCTACCTTTAGGATCAAAAAAGTAATCTGTACCCATATCTTTTGCAAGACCAATTTGTATTGCTTCTTTTACTAGTCCTTCAACCGGACCATACTCACCTTTTTCAAGTAAGTCAGCACTCTTAAGAATTGCACGTTCTAGTGCTTTGTGTCTACTAAACTGTTCAAATGTATCCAACAACCAATCTGTGTGTTCTTGTCCTATACTACTTGCATCTTTTAATGTTGTACCACAACTAGTGTTAACAATGTCAAGTTCAGGCATAACTTTGTATTCATCAACATACTTGCTAATAAATTCTGCACCATCACGTAGTTGTTGATCAAAGTTTTCACTTTCAAAAATGCCTTGACATCTAACAAATGCTTCTGCATCTGAAAGAAACATTTCTAAAAACAACTTCTGTATTTCTTGATTAAAATCTTGCATAGTTATATTATACTACCTTTTTGTTTATTCTGCAAAGTAAGTTTTCGCCAATAGTTGAATCTTCAAGCCTGTTACTTTAGATGATACTATTTTTTGCATTGTGTATATCTTACCGTATCGTTCAACTGCTTCTGCGACATCTTTAATATCGTTGTCGGGCCATTCAGGAAACGAAACGCTCCATCCATATTTAACTGCATCGGTTACTAGTTGCTCTCCACTTTGATCCTTGTCAGGAACAACTATAACTTCACGTTGTAGACTGTTAATAAGCATACTCTGTTGATCGTTTACTTCATTACGTAGTACTGCTACACCGCCTACACTAATAGCATCAAACGGACCTTCTACTACAATTACAAACTGTCTATCATATCCTTGACCATCTAAGTTAAACACATAGCCTGGTTGACTATCTGTAATATACTTAGGTGAGCCGTCGCCTAGTTTACGAGCAGTGTAACCGACTATGTCCCCTTGATAATAAAATGGAACTATCAGCCTTGACTTGTATGATCCTTCGCAGGTCCACATAAAGTCGTAGTCCTCAATATCAAGGCCACGATCGTTAACTATATATTCGACGGCTCTAATGAACTCTGGATCTAATCCACTTGGTTCGAGTGCTTTCCAATCATGCCACTCCATTATAGGTTTAGCACCAACTGGCAGTTCTTTCTTTTCAAATACAGGCAACTGTATAGTAGGTGTTCCACCGTCTATGACGTGCTCCTCTTTTATACGTAGTGCCTCCAAAGCAATTTTGGTTATCTCTGAGTTTGGCATTCCGAACCATCCAAGTAGTTTCTTCATCTTGTAAGATAAGTTTCTACCCGGAATGAATGATGCTGTATAGCCACAGTTAAAACAGTGATAACTCACTGTACCGTCACCATTGAACATTATTCCACCACGCTTACGTTTGTCTGTGCTTTCGCCGTTATGAACACAGCATGGAGCATCAAAAGAAATCCACCCACTAGGGGTTTGCTTTCTTTTTGCAGGCAAGGTAGTCGTAATGCTAGATTGTATCGAATTCATATTACTAGTTTAACTTCTAACTAGTACTTTGTCAAGTGTTCCGGTGTTCGAAATGGCAGGTAAATGTTTTACTTTGAAGTAGTTGTATACTCCTGTAACATTAGCATAACCAATTGTGTCTTGGTTTGTTAAACTAACAGTAGTCAAATCTACCCAACTAGTATCAGCAGTAACTTGGCTATCTAATGTACCTTGTATTGTAACATCGCCTGTGTACGAGTTACTATAGTGTGTAAACGTATGTATAGCATTGTTGCGTTTGTACTCTGCTTGTGCATCTACAATACTACTAAAGTATTCTGTAATCTGTCCGCCATATGTATAAAAATGTGACGTAGTAGGACGAAGAAACTCTGTATTTGGTAATTCAACACTGTTTGTAAATGCAGGATATACATGGTCAACAATTTCTAAAGTACCAGCAACGCCGTAGTGTGTGTTTGCATAAGTTGCATGATTACCTGAACCGCCAATAGTTCTAGTAACACTAAACTTATAAAACTTGCTTACTAAAGACGCCGTATCGCTCTCTGTAAGCGTGATTGTAGCAACACCCTTTGTAGATGTTGTACTGCCGTCATCAAGTGTTGTACATGCTTTTTGTAGGTGTACAGCACCGGTTTCGTTGTTCACTAAATTAAATGTTAGTGTTTCGCCGTTCATGTCTAACGGTTTCTGGTCTTGGTTTTTAACGGTAAATTTAATGGTGTTCGTAACACCCTTAACTACCTGAATATCTTTCTGGTACATTGGCGTATATCCTTGTTTTACGGTCCCGTCCAAATCACTGAACAAGGTAAATCCGGTTTCATAAATATATATGGGTAACTTATGCATATTGAGTTCATCCTATAATACTATTTATTGGAAAGACATGACAACAGTACAAGAAGATTTACAAGAAAAGTTTCCGTTTTTAAGTTGTTTAAAACACGGTGATAATGAATACGTTGGTATAATCATTAACCAAGATTCAAGTGTTACAAGTATATATGATTATTCTACATGTAACAACGATGCACAAAAACTACGTCTACTAGAATGTGGCGATAGTTGGTGGTGGGAGTCTAATAGAAAAATACCAATTAACATCTTTATGAAACAAGATATGGCACCGTTCAGAAGTCTTATTAAGACGTTTGCGACAAAAGATGTAGAATTATTATTCGGACCTATGGTTAGGTTAAATGATATAACTGAAAAAAGAATTAAAAGAAAGAGTATTCAGTTAGTAAGAAAGATCAAATAGTATTTGTATTTTTATACCTTAGCCAAGTAAAATAATCAACAACTATAAACTGCAACAATATTCCTAAAGGTACTAAAGTCCCTCCGAATAGTATCCATGGAAGAATAAACATCCACAACAAAAGCCTAAACAGATACTTCATAACAAGTTCACTAGGTACAGTCCATGTCAACCATGGACCTGGATCTTTAATATGCTTTGGTCTATAATCTTCCCACTCGTAATTCATTAGTAACTCGCATACACTACAAATAATATACAAGCAATAAATCCTGCAACCAATACATGGTTACCAAGATTCAACCAACTCGTTCCTACTGTGTGACTATTCTTTGGATCTATAAATTTATTTTTCATTATACACGTCTTTCTTTTACACTAGCACAATCTACACAAAGTTCTACACCGGGTACTAGTTCTTGTCTTGCTTTAGGTATGTCGTTACCACATTCAATACATTCTTCTAGACTTGGTTTTAGTTTTTGTTTGGCTAGTTTCTCCCTATGCTTCCTTAATACTGCTTCGTTCTCTAGTAATGCACTTACTTGTGCAATCTCTTGTTCTTCAAATGTGTCGTTGTTAAAAATAAATTGTTCTTCATTATTCATATATTTCTTCACAGATTAAATTCATATGTACCACAATCGCATGTGCATAAGCAACTGCGTGTGCCTTTTTAAAGTAGTATTCATCACCTGTCGGTTTTGTCCACACTTCGTTCATTATCGTTTGCCAGTCCTTGTTCGCTAGATGTCTTTTCGCTGGACGAATTATCGCTAGTGTCGCCGCTAATTTTTCTACCGAGTTGGGCTTCAATACTTTCAATAGATCGTTGTGCCCGTTTAGATGAAAGACTCTTTCGCTGAAGTCTTCGTGTTCCAATAGTTCCCATAATGGTTCCTTTCCCATAAGTCTTTGTAAATGTTCTTCGTTCTTGACATGCTCATATATGTGAACATTAAGCATATCAATTTTAAAGTAACCTCGTTCATCTGCAACTTTATGATCTAAAGTACAGCGTCCAGTAAACGGATCAAGTGGAGCATTGTGAAAGTATACACCTGTATTATGTTTCTTTAATTGATCTTTTTCATTTCGTGATCCTTTAATATGCTTAAACTTTGTTAGCACATTATCACGATCAAAAAAATCTAAATCAATATCAGGCATTATTTTTTACTCTTTGCTTCATATTCGTCTTTTAGTTTTTGTAAGTGTGGAGGTAAATCCCAACCAAACACTGCCGCAAGTTGGCCGCCACTGTTTTCCCAGTCTGAAGTTTCAATGCCTTTTTTCATACCAAATCCTAATCCGCCTTTTGTTTTAGTGTGTATTTCCGGATCATATTGTGAATGATCCGAATATTTGTTACTTTGTTTTTTCATACATTTGTCTATCATTTGCGATATCTCTTGCTAGTGCTTGGATATCTTGCACAAGTTCATCTATTTGATGATCTTGCTCTTTGGTTCTATTCCTTTTTGGAATATCATATTTAAGTCTACGTAAGTTCATAGACTTGTTATACATTACGTTTATTTTATCACACAGTTGACTGATCTTGTGTAGCATCAGTAACCTCCTCTGTTACATCTTCCTCAATAATATCTATATTATATACTGGAAAGCCGCTTCTGTCAAATGTTCTTTTGTCATCTGTAACATAAATGTGTGATTTAATTTTACCATTTATACCTTCAGCCATTATACTTTTTTGTGTAATTGACCCTTTGTATTCTGTACCGTCTTTTTGAATTAGACGTAGTCTTAAATGACCGCCTCCGTATATGCGGTCGATTGGTTCTCCGTTACGCATATTACTTACTATTGTATATTCGCCTTTTTCAAAATCATATGAATCAGTCAATTTGAGCCTCCTTAATAATTTCTTTGGTTAATTCTACATCGACAGGTTTTGCTTTAAACTGTCTTGTCCAAAAAGGAACATCTAATGCTGGCTCAACTATTGCTAGTTGTTCGTCATTAAAGTTTTGCAACATTGCTTGTCCTGTTTTTGAATTCAGTAAGATCCAAGGACTAATCAGTCCATTTCTAATATCATTTACAGCACGATTAATCCCACAATATCTAAAGTAGTCGTTGTACTGTGCGTCTTGTTTGTCTGCCCATTCCATCATTGTTTTTACACTACGTTCCAGTGCAGATTCAGTTGGCTCTATTTTAATCATTTCAAACATGTACTTATCATACAGTTCATCACGACACCAATGATCTAATTTTACATTTGATTTGATAACAAAGTCAATAAACTTTTCTGGATACAACGGATTAATGTTTGTAACAAAACTACCAAACTTTACAAATGCATTGTAGTAACTACTCTTACAAAACTCTGCATATGTTTTCTCTTTACTTCGTTGTACTAATACATAAAACTTATTAAATGCTAAGAATCCTACTTGTACACGCTTCTCGTCTTTTTGTAAGTATCGACGTTTAGGCTCACACATATGCGCCATTAGAGTTTTTTCTTTTTGAAAACTCTTACCGCAGTGTACACATTTGAATTCTTTATTTTGCATTTGGATCATGGTCTTTAATGTATTGGCTTTGTTCTTTCTTTGACATAATACTTGATAATAATTCTGCATCATCTAACTTCATATTTGGATTTTTATCTAACAACGTTTGTGTAAATTTGTTCTTTGCTTGTTTCTTAGGAGCCGCTTGATATGTATGAAAGAAGTTTTCATATGCTCCACACATTGCCATTAGTTTCCATAACAAGCCTTTATGATTCTTACTTAATGACCAATGATGTTTATTAACAAATTCATTACACATTTCTAAATAGTGTTCTTGAAAAAATGTATCACCTTTAACACTACTTACATAACGCATAGCAATAAACGGAGCAAATAACTTTTTATCGTCATCGCTGAGTCTGTTATACCAATCTTTGTCACGACGGTCAACTGCACCTAACATTGCTTTTAAATCTAAAAACTTTTTCTTTTGTGCCATTAATTTTCCTCTATGCTTATATTGTATACTAGTTTAACTTCTTTTAATAAATTTTGCAAGGTTTTATTTCCTTGTTCGGCTAAACATTGTATTACATGAAACTCATATTCTGTAATGTGCCATTCTGGAAATACAGGTTTTTCAATACATATACGCTCACCTGAATCCGTATCTCGTTCGTACACAGTTTTGCCTCCGTCTGGTGATTCGTATATCTTTACCATCTAATCCTTTAATAATCTCTTCTTCATATCTCTATAAGCATTTACAAATTTACTTTTTATATTAAGTTCATTCATTTTATAAACTTCTTTTAGTTCATCTGTATTTTCACTCACGTTAAGTTTCCAGTCATCTCTTTTAACAGGCATGTACATACACAACGGTGTTCCTCTTTCTAGTGTGTATCTACCATAACCTTTCATAGCCATTTGTTGATTCATTGCATGATGTATGTCACTGTATATTGCTCCAGGCAATACATCAAACGGCTGATCGTAGTGATAAAACATTGGTAGTTGAAGTACATTGTATCCAGGTGGTGTCTTTACTTTCCATGGACAAACTGCCTTTAATATAAACTTATAGTCTGTGTTTACATGTTCTAAAAACTGATTTTTATGATGTCCTTCAAATATAAACTCTGGGTTACTTGCTTTATATCTAAAACCTTGTTCTTGTATTTCAACTTCTAAGTCACACCATAAAGGCACAACAAATGCATTAGCAAACATGTCAACTATAGCAGGACATCTTTTAAATGTTCCGTGGTCTTCTACACGAGGGTCACCAACTCCGCTAAATTGTGGCATCTTCTTAAACCAACTAGGCAAGTATTCGTTAGCACGTTTAATAGGTACTATCTTTTCTACTCCGTCAACTACACTCCAAAAAGTGATTTCAGTATCATTGTTAGTTTTAAAGTTTAACATTATTTTACTGGCTTGCCTTGTGAACGTCTTACAATATCATTATGATTAAATTCTGCCCAATAAAGTTCAAATGCTACACCATCTTCAAGTCCTTCAAACTGATGAATTTTACCTGGCTTAACTTGTGTAAAGTCACCTGCTTCAAGAATAGTTTCGTCAACTAGTCCGTTTTGTACTCCGTCTTGCCAAACACGTACAATCATTTTACCCGACTCAACAAAGAAGCCATTCCACTTAAATTCGTGTTCATGTTCTGAACATTTGTATCCTGCTTTGTATTCAATACGGTGAAACTCTAGTACACCGTTTGCGTGGATCAATTCTGTTTGACCCCAAATTTTTCCTGCTTTCATAGTCATTCCTTTCTCCTACCAAACTAAACTAAAATCAATTAGTTCGCTTTGTCTACTTACTTCCTTTACAAAAAACGCACAGTTTGGATTTTTCTTTTTTTGTATAGGTGTTGTTAGTAATTGTCCATTTTTTAATTTAGGAAAATAAAATTTTACATCCTGGTAAACATTTATTACATCTACAGGTAAAAAGTTTGGACGATTACTTGTTAGTGGATTAAAACAAAACGCTTCAAATCCTCTATCATTTAAACTAGTTAACGGTAATACTTCTAAGTCTCCTACTTCACTATTTCCAACTACCATGCTCCATTCTAGTGGCATCTGTACTTGATGTTCTCCTACCTGCAACACTACAGCCGGTGAACTAAAACTTTCTAAATAAATTAAAGGTACAAAAAAGTAGTCCGGATCTTTGGGATCTGAATTGTCTAATACACTGTATCTAATGTCTTTATCTATTTCTTTAGGCAAAGTGTTTAGATCAAAGTGTTCGTTATCTAATGTTAATATTTGCATTTGTTCTCCTAGTCAATGGCTATCTTTTCAATAGTGAAAGGATAGTTTGCTTCTTTATAATATTTTTTTCTTTGTGTTAGGTGTCTCTTCGCAAATTTACATCTGCTTGTTATATCCCAAATTTGCACGAAATCTTTGTCTTCTGCCTTTCTAACGCCTCTGCCAATAGACTGAATGACGCGAACAAAAGACTTACCAGGCTCAATAAGAACCAAGTTAAAAATGCGAGGGATATTAATACCAACCGCGGCAACTCCATAAGTAGCAATAATAATTTTATTGGTACTATCTTTAATGGAATCATAATGTTCCTTTCTGTCGGCTCCTTTAGTTTCTCCTGATACAAACACGGAACCTTCTAGTCTTTCTTCTAGCATTTTACCTGCTGAAATACGGTCAACTAAAATTAATGTATTGCCGGAGTCTTTTACTTTGTTTAATAGTTTTGCCATCCAATCAATTCGATGCTCACTAGTAACCAAATATTTTAATTCTTCTTGATAGTTACCAAATACCTGTGTGTCGTCTGTTTGTACAACATTCACATGACACTCTGCTAGTACACCTTTTTGTTGCAAGTCGTGTGCTGATATATGATTAATAACTTCGCCTAGTCCTGCTTTAATACCTTGAAACTCAAACTGCTCTTTTGGTATTGTACCTGTTAGTCCCCAACGTATAGGAACATGTGCAAAATTTTGTGTAAGCAAATTCTTAAGAACATCTGCTTTTGCTTGGTGTACTTCGTCAACAATAACACATCTTACATCTTCTAAAAATTCTGTTAGTGTAAGTTTTGCTTCATGATTCTTTGACTTCTTATCTAATACATTAAGACTCTGCCATGTAATAATAGTATGCTTATGTCCTAGTTCTTTTCTATCACCAAAATATACACCTACATCTAATCCACAGTTAATATAATCTTCTTCTGTTTGTGTTACAAGTGACTTATTAGGAACAATAATAATACTGTTACCATACGGTTCACATATTTTACTTAATGTTGCAGTGATAATAGTTTTACCTGCGCCTGTTGCAACTTCCTGTAAACTCTGTGGATTGCTAATAAAGTTGTTGATAACCTCTACTTGATAATCACGTAGTACAATTGGTTGTCCTTCTGCTACATGTCCTTCTGGCCATACTGCACCTTGATCTTTCCAATAGTCTTCTGTGATGTTTGTAAAGTTTAATTGTGTAGGGTCTCGCTGATCTTCAACTTCAACATACCAACCTTTTTGTTCTAATAAAGGTAATGCATCTTCAAGCATACTAACATATGTAGTTCCACCTAGTCCAAAGAAACTAACTTTGCCATCCCAGCGTCCTAATTTATATGCTGGTAGATAACGAGCATACGGAATGTCATACTTGAACTTGTTAGTTAATGCCTTACGCATTTCTAAATCAAGTCCTTCAAACTTAACGTTTACTTCGTCTTTAATTATCAATTTACATGTCGGCACAGTTGTCTACTCCACTTGGTTTGGAACTAGTATAATATATAACGTTAGGTTTACTTTCTAACCAAGCCTGTGTTTTATAATGGCTAGGTTGTGTAGGAAGCAAACTAAAAACTAGTTGCGGATCAATATCATTACTTAACAACGGCTTAGGAATTTTTTCGTTAATAATAAAAATTTTCTTATTAGGAGCAAAAGAGTTTACACCTTTGTTCTTAATAAATTTATTACCTTCAAAATAATCCTTGTTTTTAGTAAACCTAAACATAACACAAACGTCATCGCCTGTATAACCATTATCAAATAAGTTGTCTACAACAGTTTGTAACTGTTCTATACTATTACTACTACACATAATTATACACTGATCTACGGTATTAAGCAATGAAAATATATCCAAATAGGGTATTAAGTTTGAATTAATAAACCATTTTTGACTGTCCCCTAATAACATTTTATCCAAAGGTTTTTTTGGTTTCATGCTGTCAACAACACTATCATCAAACACATTACACCCTAGTAACTTCGATTGCATTACTGCACGTCTTGGGTCGTTTACTTCAATTACATTATTGTTATAAACATATCCATTTGTTTCTTTAGTTAACATAGGATAATGATCTAACGCATTCTTTTTAAGTTCAATGATACTTTCGTAATCATCTTTTATTTTTTGATCTATATTAAAGTTCATTCCTTTAATTAGATTAACCATAAATTCAACATTAGGCTCATTGTAATCAAATGCCCATTCTTTAGATTCTGCTTGATATATTCCTTTATAGTAACTAGGCGTTTTTCTTTTTTTAACTTTGTTTACGATGTCAGCAATAAACGGACTCTTTAGTACAATTTGTTCTCCGTCAATATATAAACTTTTAGTTCTATCAATAGTTCTAAAAGGCCATTTGAATGTTTGCTTATCGAGTATTGTTTCTGGATCAAAACCAGTACGTGCTAATAACGAACTGTATTTTTTAACAATACGTAATCCAATATAACTTTGCTTTTGTGTAAATGGACTATTTGAACTTAATTGCTTACCTAAACTTTTTACAATAGCATAGTCATATTGATCAATAGATACTTCGTCTCCAAAAATGTAATTACCTTCTCCAGAAAGATACATGATACATTCTTCGATATTCTGATCGGTGGCTGGTAAAGATTCACCCATATTCATTCTAATCCTTAAGTTATGTAAGTATTATAACACGATTATGTGTTTTGAGCAAGAACTAATTTCTCTAATCTAGGAAGTAATCTTACCAATGGCAAGCCGTCTGCTATTTCATCAATAAAATATTCAGTGTACAGTAAGTTATTAAACCAAATTAATCGATCAGGTTTATGTAGATTTTCAATCCTACTATAGTCTTTATTTGACACATCATATGCTAAACTTTCTTTTCCTACAAACACAGGAACACCTGCTACAACTGCTTGAAGTCCAGGATTGCTACTATGACTAATGACACAATGGGCACCGTCTAAGGCCGCATCAAAATCAAATTCATCATATGTTTGTTGATATCGTTTTGGATATTGTAAATCTACATTTTTGTAATT